GAACAAGGTCTTTTAATAAATCCATAATATATTCCTCGACTTGTTATACTATTATACTACCAATCTCTATTCTGTCAACTGAAAAAATCTTCTAGGGATGATACTGGTTCAGTTGACCATCCTATCTTTTCAAGTATTAGTTTTAGAGGTTCAATGAATGATTTGTCAAATTGTAAATCATAATCTATGTAAGGATGAAGTTCAAACTCTCTAGGTAAAGTATTAATAAATCCTATGACATTTTCTTTGATAGGGTTTGGTATTTTCAAATATAAAAATTTCATATGTTCTCCACTTGAAATATTTTCATATTTCATTCCTATATCTTTTTTACCTAGATAATGATTGTATAATAAAGATGCTCTGACATGCATAGGTGTAGATTTTTTATATATGGTCACTGCATTTTCATACTCATTGATACCATTAACTCTTCTAGGGAATGCAATATCATTTGGTTCTAATCCCTTAAATTCTTTTCTTGCATTATCAACAAATTCATGAACAAGTTTTTCATCACCCTTCATAACAACTTTTAGTGCATCTTCTAGTTTGTCACGAACCCAAGCTGGTGTTGATGACTTTGCAGTTTCAATACCCATCATTTTAAGTTTAGGTTCGTGTAGTCTTACACCTTCGTTATCATGCACATTAAGAATGTATCTTTTCTTTGCAGTCCAGATTGCTTTGTCAGCAATTACTTCACGACCCATGACCATCTTGTTTTGATATGCATTTGTATAATCTGCAAGGTCTTCATAACATTTATTAATAACATCTTGCATTTTACCTTTTGCAACTTGGTCAAGAAAATCAATTGGGTTTTTAGGATTTACTTTTTTAATTAATTCATCGAATCTTACATAGATTGAATCAGTATCAATTGCAACTACATAATCATCTTCTGTATCTAAAATGGTATTTAAATACATGTTAACTGCTTTTTCGACCCATTTAATTGCAAGTTGACCACTAGATGTAACTGCCTCTGCAAGACTCAACTCGAAATACCTAAACCATTCATTACCAATTGCACCATAAGCTGAGTTCAATGAAATTTTACGAACCATTTGGTTGTTATATGCAATTGCAATTTGACGATTAAGTTCTTGTTTTCGTTTAGGGTCATCTGTAGATTCAAATTCTTTTTGATATTCAATCATCTTATTCTTCCATAAGACTCTTTCATCATATAAATTCTCTAGAATCTCTGGTAAAAAACCTTGTTTTCTTTTACTAAATCTTGCACCATTTGGTGTAGTTGCATAATGACTTTGTATATCAATCTCTTTGTTTAACATCTTATCTATTGACAAAGTAACATCGGAAGACTCCACAGAGGTCTCTGGACTAATATTATACTGCATAATTAAGTGTGGATATAGACTATTTAAATCAAACGATACAACCCACTCATGCATTCCTACTTGAGGTTCTTTAACATATGCACCCATAAACTTTTGTTTTTTGGGTTGTCCTGTTCTTGAAGGTGGAACAATAATGTTTTGTTGTTTGAGTCTATTGAATATTAGAATATCCCAATATCTTACTTGTCGGAATGCATCAAGATAATTACATTTTGCAGAATAAGACATTGCAAGTAACAATCCCATCAATCCTAATTTATCTTCTAGTTCTTCAACTAGAGTTACATCACGAACATTATATTCTAAAAACTTTTGATAATCTTTTTTATAGAATAGATGCATTGCACCAAACTCTTCATAATTAATTTTACCCTTACCAAGTTCTATCTGACAGATGTTTTCTAGTTTGTAACTATCTCTTCTTTTAAAAGTAAACTTTTGATAAAGTTGCAAGTAATCTACAACTTCAATACCTGTTAGTGTATATGCTTGTTGTTTTTTATTGAATGTATCCCACTCACGAACTGTAGTAATATTCCATGGAGATAGTTGGTCTGCAATTGTAGAACCAAATAGTTTGTTGATTCTATTATAAAGATAAGTTATATCAAACTGGTCAACATTCCAACCAGTTATAATATCTGGATAATTCTTTTTGTATTCTTCTAGGAAAGTTTTGAGAAGTTGTTTTTCATTTCGACAATGAAAGTATTTAATTGTTGGGTCATTGTGTTCCCATGCTTGTGTTCCGAACACATACTTGGTATCTTGTCCAAAAAACTTATATGTAATTGCATTAATTTCTTCTGCAGCTTCTGTTGGTTCTGGGAATCCATCTTCACACTCACACTCAATATCAAGATTCATAATACGAATATGTCGCATCATCCATTCAATTTCTTGAGGGAAATACTCTGCAATATAAGCGTAAGGATGTCTCTCTATTCCATGAATATCAAATCCCTCAACACCCTTCCATTTTTCACGAAACTGTCGTGCTTGTGCAATCGAACTAAATTTTTTGGGTTCTAGGTTTTTACCTTTGATACTTCTGAATGAAGAGTCTTTATTTGTTGGAACATAAAAAGTCGGTTTATATTGAACTTGTTTTTGGATGTATTCACCATCCTTAAACTCACGAACAAGAATTAGATTTCTATGTTGATAGACATTTGTATAGAAGTGCATATAACTAGTATACTACTAGATTACTTTTTGGTCAACAAAATGTTTTTGTAATACTTGGATGTTTTCTTCTGCAGCTGCAATTTTAACAATTTGAGAATTGATTGCATCTAATACATCTGGATGTTCTCCAATACCTGCTGGGTTATGTAAATAGATTTCTATATTTGCTTTTGCTTCTGCAATTTCACCTTCGTACTTTATAATTAATGCTTTTACTATTTGTACTTTCATTATGTAACTATTTTAGGTTCTGGTGGTGTAATTACCTGTCCAGTGATTGATTCGTATTGATTACGAAGTTTTGTTTCTGGTTCTGCTGTAAAAACAATATTTTTATGGTTTACTTCAATAATCTCATCTTTTGCCATTGAACCATAAGGAACTAATTGAATATTAAATCCTTTATCAGTTTGAGACATAAGAATACCCAGTGGGTTTGTAAGTTTAACGATAGCATTATATTGACTATCTTCATCATATTGAGTTACAAGTTCTTCACCAGTAACTAATTTCAAATATTTTATATTCATACTTCCTCTAACATTTTCATTAATCGTTCTGCACGATTAGTGACTTGGTTATACCATCTAGAATCTCTTCCTTCTTTTGCAGCTTCTTTCCAATCGTTTCTTTCGATTGCAGCTTTAAAGTTTTTGAATTTAGACAGTCTTGTCATACCCATGTTAAAGGTCATGTTAACTAAAACTCTTTGAACTTCGTCTGGATAACTTTCTAAGTCTGGATATAACTTTCCACATTCTTCAACATGTTCGAAAAAGTCATGAGCCCAAACTTCATTTACTCTATCTTCTGTGATAGGAGCTCCTACAGACATTCCATATTCTGGGTCTGTCTCTTTAACTAAGTGTCCTATACCGAAGGTAGGGTAACCTAAATGGTCTTTATAGATTTCATAAACGACACCCTCGTCTCTCATGATTTCTTCTTTTAATTTACTTGGATTCTTTATATTCATCTTTGAGTAACTCCACGGCTTTGTCGCCTTGTTCTTGTAACAATTCAATAAGGATATCACCCATGATTTGATTAAACTCTTTATCACTTGATATCGTTTCTTTTAAATCGTCTGGACATTTTCTAACTGCCCTAGTAAAATTTATAGTTGGTGGTTCATCTTCATTTACTTCTTTAAATTGAACTTCACCATAAGTATATATGACTCCATCAAACTTACCACCCACGATTTCAATTCCATTTTCACCATCTTTTGCATTGACGACTACTTTGTATTTCTGTTCTGTCATACTTTACTTACTACTCGCATTCTATCAATTGGCATTTCTCCACCAATCACTCTATGAAAAAACATTACCAAAGTTAATCTATCTTCACCATTGTCCAGTCCAAAGTTGTTTGCACTATGAAAGACATTACCATGAAATAGAGTTAACCTATTGTATTTACCTTTAACATCAACAGTCTTTTCAAACTGTTTATTATGTTCCTCTTGAACTTGCATTTCAATTTCTGACATAGAACCTCTAAGGTTAGCAGCTCTCTTTTGTTCTAAGTGGTCTGAGTTGATTAGTCCTTGTGTTCCTTCTTTACCAATATATATTGAAGTTCCACTATTTACTAATGGGTCTTCATTTAAATATAAAATACCAGTCATAAAACAACTATCACTATGCACCCATCCATGATGGAGAGTTGATGGTATCTTTTGAAATGTCATTGATACATCTACATTTGTCTGGTTGATACTTTCCATGTCATGGAATAGTGCAATCACCTTTAATATTATGTTTTCAAATAATGGCTGGTTTACAGTATGCAGTTCTGGTGACCTAGCACCAGGCCATGTACCATTGGGTTGTGGTGTAAAATCTAATTGTTTAGATAACTCCACCAATTGATGGGGTTCATCTAAAAAGTTATCAACTATCGTTATCGGTATCATCTACTGCAAGAAACATTACTGTGCTTTATAAACTTGATTTACTATTTTAGATTTAACTTCTCTAGAATTAACCTTAACACCAAGTTCATTTCCTTTTTCAACCAATTGTGCTTTGGTAAGTGCAGTTAGTCTTGCTTTAGAGAGTTTTACTGGTTTTGTTTCTACTACTGGTGGTTCACCAACAAT